ATTCCTAAATCACGACGGCGAGCGCCAATTTATTTGTTCCGGCACTGAGATCGGTTTAACCCCAGATGGTGGCGGGATTTTCTTGACCGCTCGTCATTGTGTTGCTAATCCAGAAACACACGCCATCAATAAAAACTTAACTGTATCATTCAGTGATAACCAGGCCGGTCCATACTACGATGCTGAACCGATAGCTCTGTCGTTGACAGATGATATCGCGCTTCTTTATCTTCGCAACGGCTCAAGCATTCCGATGGTAAGGATATCTGATGAGCGTAAGCTATCCCCGGGCGATCCGATATTCAACGTGTCGTTTCCGCTAGGGACCGGAAAATACACATTTCACGGCGAGTTTCTATCGTCTGTCTTCAAAGTTTTTATAGATGGGATGCCGTTGGAGTGGTTGTATGCATTGCCCATGAATTTAACCATAGCACCAGGCTCAAGCGGCAGTGGTATATTCAGTCAGAAGCAACATGCTTTAATCGCAGTTGCAGTTGGAACTACGAGGAACGGTGGATTCAATATTGCAATTCCCGCGACCAGGGTTCTGTATTTGTTACACGATCTTCGAGATAACACAGTTGAAAAATACAAACAGGCTTTTCCTGAAAAAGAGGAAGATTTATTAGAACTCCTGTTTGGGCATAGGCGATGATTCGGGGGCGATATGGCCGCAGGTAATTCGGTAGAAAGCATTCTAGCTGGCGCTAAAGATACGCTTAACAAAGCGAACGCGTTATCTGATAGCGCAGCAAAAGAAGCCGCTAAAGTTGCACCTCCATCAACATCGGCTCCGAAGCATGAATACAGCGCCGCACCGTACAAGATGGCACACGAAGCAGGACTAGGAAAAGAACTAAAAGCCACGATGGAGATGCGACGTAAAGCACAATCAGCACTACAATAAGAGGTACCAATGCCGTTTACACCGGAACAAAAGCGCGAATACCGCGCAATAGAAAAAGCAAGAAAGAGTTTCGTGCCGCAGATGTTCGACATCTTGGCCGGGCGAGACGCATTAGCAGGAAAGAATCGGTATAAATCAGAAACACAGCCGTTGTTAATTTTGGGCAAAATCTGGACCGGTTTGATGGAGGTATCCGAAGAGGAAGATAAGCGTACATCTGCAAAAGCAAAGCGAAAGAAGAAGCAGATCAACCCTTCAGCGACCGAGATTTTGGGTATCACAAAGAAATCCTACGATACCCTCGAAGAATTAGTAGCTGGTTTTGAGCAGTGGCTAGAACTGCGCGACCGCGCTAGAAAAGATTTATACTGGCTTTGCAAAACGGTTCTGAAGAAAGATTTGGAGCCCGATGTCCACCAAGTTATTTGCGACCAGTTTGTAAAGAAGAATTTTGATGGTGCCTTTCCAGAAGGGTATACAATCGGCGACGTTCACGAGGCTATAGGCCGACAAGAACGTTTCGATCAGGACGGGCGACCGACGAAGGAATTACTTCTTCTCGATTCACGTTCATTTTTTAAGTCAACCATAGACGGCATCGACGCGATTCAGTGGATGCTCAACGTTCCTGATATTCGTATTCTTCTGCTAACCGGAGAATACAAATTAGGTGTCGGTTTTTTAAAGGAAATCAAAGGCTATCTGTATCTAGCCGAAGGTGCTGAACCGACTGATTTACATTTTCTGTTTCCTGAATACATAGTCAAAGGTGTGGATGGAACGTCGAAGGAACCGCTAACTCTTAGCGTTCGAAAGCACACCCAGGTCAGTGCGACTCTGTGGGTCAACTCGATTGACTCAAACCTATCTGGATGGCACTGCGATATAAAGAAGGGCGACGATGTTATAACCGACGCCAACTCGAATAGCGAAGACGTTCGTATATCCCTAAAAGAGAAATACGACGGCACCGAAAACATCCGGGATGATTGGGGATTTTCTGATTCAATCGGAACGCGATATTTTCCGAATGATTGGTACGGTACGAGGCTTCAAGCGTACCGCGATAACCCGGAAGAGAACGCGCTAAAATACTTTTGCCGTGGCTGCTGGACAGTAAAGCCCGAATTCGTCGAAGTTCCGCTGAAGGAACTGACGGCGGATATGGTTGTTTTGACGTTTCCTCAAAAGAGGACGTTCAAATATCTCCGTGGTAGATTATTAAACAACGAGCGTGAATTCCGTTGTCAGCAGTTAAACGAACCCGCCGGTCTCGATAGAGACGACGGTGAGATGGTTTCGTTTACAGAAGATGCTCTACGTGCTCGAATCATCAATATGAAAGATGTTCCTCCATCGGGGGAAGTATTCATCTGTTGGGATTGGGCGCTAACAGCCAACAAGAATTCCGATTACTCTGCCGGTGTTTGCGGACGCATTTATCCAGAAAAAGACCGCTGGATGATTGCCATCCTCGATATCGTTTACGGGAAGTGGATTCCTAGCGAACTAGCATTGCAGATCGTTCTATTCAACAAGAAATGGAATCCTAAATCAACGCTCATAGAAGCGTCGTTAGGATCAAACCTTCTTTGGGATGCTATTCGCACCCGGGCCGTACAGTACGGAGTCACGATTGATGCTCCGGTCTGGAAGCCACCGTCAACGCAGCCGAACGCAAAACGAAGCCGCATTATAGGATTAGAAACACTCCTGGATGAACAACGTTTGTCTTTCGTTGCAGGCCCGTGGCTTGATGAAATGATTCATCAATTCACCGGCTATACAGGAAGGAAAAAGAACAGCGGAAGAAAAGATGATATCCCGGACGCAATGTCTTATCTATCTTTCTTTCTCCCGAATAGCCCGCTTTCGAAAATGAAAGAGGAAACAGACGCTATCGAGAGAATTCAAAAAGATAAGCGTATGCGAAACCAGATGTATGACCGGGTATTCGGTTCGCCTATGAACCCACTTCCTTCAGTGAATGAGCCTCCTGCACAACAGGAATGGCGACCAAGGTGGCCGACTAGACAATGAGCGACAACATGGAAAAGATCAACGCGCTCTACGTCGAGCCCGCATCGGAAATAAATGCCGACAACATTGTTAGAGATGAAGAAACAGGTACTTGGGAATTCGAAGATCGCGCTGCCGTAAAGCTAGTCCTAGATGATACGCATACAGCAGACAATTACCTGAACATCAATCAATGGGCGGCGGGTTGGACGTTAGCAGACACGTTGTATCAATCTCCAGCATCGGCGTCCGCTTTTGACGGTGGTAATGTCGGACAAGCAAATTTACCGAAGTTCATAGTATCGAATCACATCAGCAGCATCGTTCCTAAACTGATGGGCGGAATCTTTTATGAAGACCCGCCGTTCTTGCTGCGTCCGCTTCCAGGAACCAGCCAAGAGATCGTTCGCGCTAAGACTGCGCTGTTCTCGTGCCAGCTAGGTGAGATGAAGTTTGAAGAAGAGGCCGAACGCGCTTTAGACCAGATGGCTTTACTTGGCACCTGCGTTATGAAGTGGGGCTATCTAGAGTTTAAAAAGAAGCAAAAGAAGTATCGTCGTAAGGCACCGCAGATTACAGAAATCAGTCCTTTGGATCAGAAGCCGATATTGATTGATACACCGGATTCTGACGAAGTGGTGATCGACTATATCGAGAAGTTGTATTCGCGCCCTTGGATAAAGTTCTGTGATCTTCGTTCCATCTTGGTTGATCCCGCAACCCGTGTCGGAGATATCCGTCAAGCAAAGTGGGTCATCTATCGAGATTACGTAACGTACGATGATCTCAACATTTTGCGCGGTGTTGAAGGCTATGACATCCCGGACGAATACATTTTAAGAGATTTGTTCCTTCACCCGGTATCAACCGGCGCGGACAATATCGCTTTGACGATTCCAGAGGCTATGCGCGGCTATATTCAGCACGCCGTTCCTCGAAACTATAAGACATCGGCTGATCCTTTACAGCATCCGATGGAAATTCTAGAACGTTGGGATAGAGACCGAGTTATTGTTGTCCTTTCATTTAATGGACATAATATCCTGATTCGTAACGAAGCAAATCCATACGGCAAATTGCCGTTTCTGTCTGCTAACTGGCGAAACATTCCAGACTGCTTTTACGGACAGGGGCTTGGCATCTTGATCGGCAGTGAGCAACTGGTAGAACAAGGTGTCACGAATCTGGCTCTCGATTTGCTAGCTTATGGTTTGCAGCCTACGGCAGTTCGTAAGAAAGGCTTCAACACGCTTACTCAAAATACTCGTTGGGGTCAAGGTAAGATCATTGATGTTGACGAGGACGTTGACAAGGCATTCAAGTTCTTGCAGATGCCGCCCGTACCCGGCGAAGCATGGCAATTCATTCAACAGGCTCAAGCCGCAGCCGCTTCTACATCGGGTGCTAATGAGCAAGTGGTTCAGGGAGCAGGCGCAGCAGGAATCCGCACAACTGGAATGCGTTCAGGAACAGGCGCAGCCGCAGTCGTGCAAGCAAACGCCAGCCGCCTAGACGGCCCGGACGGGCGATTCATTCGTCAGATTTTCGTCCCGTGGCTGTACATTATGGACGAACTGAACAACGACTTGTTGCCTACGTCAGTTCTTCGTCAGACCTTGGGCGAAGAGTTAGGCGAAGCGTTCAAAGTGGACCACATCGAATACCGACAAGCGATTATAGAGTACGAGGTTCTTGCTGGCTCGCATCTCGGGGCCAAGAAAGAAATGGCTCAGGCTCTACCGCTTATCATGCAGCTATTGAACAATCCGACCTTCGTTCAGAACATCACGGACGGTGGTTATATGTTCGACGGCCCTGCTATCTTCAAGGCGTTTACGGATGCCGCTGGCTGGAAGTTCAGTCAGGACTTCCTACGCAAGATGACGCCAGAAGAGAAACAGAAGCACGACGCAAATTCACCAGCAGCCTTGCAACAGAATCAATTGCAGGCTCAGAAGCAATCACAGTTAGCGCAGTTCCAGCAC